TTAAATTATTTATGAATGGTGAAGCTATTAGTTTTAAGCTTGGACTTATTAAAGTAAATTATAAACGATATCATGTTCCTAACTGTTATAAACTTGTTTTCTTTGAAGAAGATACTAATTTTTATTACTCTTCTACTCTTTATTCTGGTGGTAAAACTGGTTTTGGCATTAACTTATACGATTATGAAGCTATTCATAATCGAGTAGATGAAGATTTTGAAATTATTACAAGAGATCCTTTTGAAGCTATTTCTCTTTATGACACACTTATGGAGAAAGCTAATGAAGAATACATGACTAAGAGAAATAATGAAACAAGGAGAATTAAAGAAGAAGTTTATGATGTTCTTATTAAAGAATTTAGCAACTATAAGTTTTTTGTTGATTCTGAAGAAGCAAAAACGGGATTTTTTGTTAAGTTTGGAGTAGATTATAATAATGTTTCTAAGCGTCTAGATTATTTTGTTGTTTTTGGATACGATGCTCATGGAAATGAAAAAGTTTTTGGAGATGTTGATGACTATTTCACAAAGAGTGGAAACGCTAGAGTTAGTAAGATAGCTGACGAAGCTAAAATTTGTAATATTTATCCTGAAAAAGAGTTTGTTAAAACTATGAAAAAAGCTAAGAAGATCGCTGAGAAGATGATATTTCATTTTAATAATAGACATAATACTCTTCTTAATGAAGTTAAGTCTACATTTTAATTAGTTAAAATATAAAATAAATTTTAAAAACTGCTCTTAAGTAAAAGAGCAGTTTTTTCTTTTCTTGCTTATTGTTAAAACTAAATTTAAAAAAGATAGGTTTAATAAACTAGTAAGAAAAGGGGCATTTTAATTATGTCTGTATCAACTAAATTAAATATTCTTAAATCATTTTTATCTCCTATATTTAATACTGCAAAAAATGTTATAACAACTACAGTAACAGATACTGGTAAAGTTGCTGTTATTTCTAAAGATGCTTTTGTAAATTTTACAGAAAAATACAAAGGTATTAGAAGAATTATTTTAGTTATCGTTTTATGGATTAATATACATATATTTTTTGTGACATCTAAAATGTATCAATTACATAATCAAATTGATACACAATGGATTATTTATGCTGGTTATTGGACAGCTATATTAGGAACATTTATAGGATTTTATACTGTTTCTAGAGTTAAAGAATTTAATTCAGAGACTGATTTAGCTCCTAAAGGTGAATGGTTAGCAGACGTAAATAAAGAACAAAAAGAAACTGATAAAATTAAAAAGGTTGCAGAAGGAATGATTGAAGAATCATTTGTTGAAGAAAGAATAGAAATAGATGGAGACTCTTTAATAGAAGGAGAAATGACTAATGGATCGCAATAAAATAAAAGAATTTTTTAAAAATATTTGGGAATGGCTAGTTGTTATAGTTCTATTTATTTCAGGTTATTTTATATGGTCTCATTTTTTTAAAAAGACTGTAGCTGAAAAGAAAATTTTAAATGATATAAAACAAAACAATGAAGAAATAAAAGAATTAGAAAAATTAGTAGACCAACATAAAGAAAAAGAAAAAGAATTAGAAAAAAAGGAAAAAGAAATAACAGAAAAAATAGTTAATAAAGAAAAAGAAATTGCTGAAAAAGAAAAAGAATTTGAAGAAAAGAAAAAGAAGGTAGAAGAAGAAAGTAATGATACTTCTTCTAATATTGATTATCTAAATAAAAAATATTAAAAAACATGACAAATTATCATTCTCAATTTAGAGGAGATTTAGCTTTTTTAAGTAATATGTATCCATGCCATTTTACTATTGACGATATAGATTATTCTTCCGTCGAACATTATTTTCAATCAATGAAAACTAGTAATGTTGAAGAAAAAAAATCTATTATTGAAACTGAATCACCAGTTGAAGCTAAAAAACTAGGTAAAAAAGTGACGTTAAGAAAAGATTGGGAAGTAATAAAAGATATAGTTATGTTTGATGGTGTTTTTGCTAAATTTAAACAAAATGAAAAATTAGCAAATAAATTGATTCATATAGATGATTCTCTTTTAATAGAAAAAAACAGTTGGGGAGATAGATATTGGGGTGTTGATTATAACACTGGCATTGGTTTAAATAAATTAGGTAAAATATTGAAAAAAGTAAAAATGTTATTATTACTTTCTAATCTCAAAAAATAATTATTTATGGACGTGATAAGCTTTGAATTTTTTAGAAAATATAAATATTTTATTAGCTAAATTACATAAAAAAGATAAAGATTTTTATGTTCAAATTAGAAAAGAAGCAGCTAAAGAAGAATTATATAAAAAAATACAAGATGAATATGATACATTTTTTGGTAAACGTAAAACTCGTTTGTATTTAAAACTTGAAAATTTAAAAATGAATGATGTAATTGGTTTAGATAAAGATATGATAGATGTTATGAATAGAATTAATACAATATTTTATAATTATGTAAAAAATTTTAAAATAATATCTGCTGAAGATTTTATAGATAATTTAGCTACAGGTGAATCTGGAAGAAAAATAAAAATAGGTAAACTCTTAGAAAAAATTAAAACTTCAAAAGACTTGTATGATGATGAAGCTGAAGTAAATTATTTAATAAAAAAATTCAATCAAAGGCCATCAAAGAATGTTTTAAAAGTTATTAAAAACGTTCAATTGTATGCTGTAATTTCTAGATCTGCTGAAGATGTAGCTGGTATGTCATCTGATAGACGTTGGACGTCTTGTATGAGATTGCCAGGTTATAAAAATACTTCTAAGTATGAGTATAAAGACGATGGCGGAGATTACTATTCAGTTTTAGAAAGTGATATTAAATACGGAACTTTAGTAGCTTATCTAATAAGAGAAGATGATAGAAATATAGAAGATCCATTAGCTAGAATTTCTATTAAACCATATTTCAATATTGTTAAAGATGATACAAATGTTGCTAATATGTATTTATTACCAGAAAAAAAGATATATAGCGATAGTACTTTAACACAGTCAATTCTTTTAGCTTTTCATAATAAAGTAAACGAATTTTTTGAAAATGTAAATAAAAATAAAGTGGGATATTTTGAAATTCCAGTTGAATTATATCCAGATACTAATCCTACTAGAATTTCTAAAGTAGATGAATCTGTTTATAATGAAATGCAAAAAAATGGCTTTGATGTTCAACTTTTAAAAAGCTGTTTTAATGATAGAATAGATGAATATACATTTCAAAAATACGCTAAAATAGTTTATTCTATGTTTAAAAAAGATAAAAATCATCATTTAATTAAATCAATAAAAAATGGTTGTTTTTATAGAATTACTAAAATTGATGAATCAAACTTGTCTTGTGATAAAATAGTTGGAGAATTTGGTGATCCAAACTTTAACTTTTTTGCTAATACTGTTAAAGATTCTGTATTTAATGGCGGTTATTTAGCAACTTCTTATTTAGTTAATTCTACTATTAAAAGCGGTTCTTTAGTAGAAATTTATCAAGATAGTAAAAGTTCTATATTTGAACCTAATACAACATTAATACCATCTGATTCTTCTGCTGTTTTAACTAATTGGATTTATGCAGGTAATGAATGGTATGGTGGAAAATTATATTCTAAAAAATTTGAAAAATTTATTACAACTAAGAATTCTACAATACCAAATAGTTTTTCTTTGCCCGATTTTTATACTAAACAGCTTCATGCTTATACATTTGAATATTTTGTTGAAAGTTTAGGAGATAGTATTAATAATGAATAATTTTTTAAAACAAATTAATATTTTGTTAGCTGCATTAAAACCTGAAGATATAGAAAAATTTACTGAAATACAACTTAGCGCAGAAACCATTTTTAAAGTAAAAAGCAGATATGATCATTTATTTGGTTCTGATGATAGATATTATATTGATGTAGATAATATAAAAATTGAAGATTATAGTTATTTATTAGAACAAAAATATAAAGAAAATTTTTTTAACATAAATGAAGAATTAAAATGGCATGGTTATAAAATAAAAAATGCTGAAATGTATTTAAAAGGTAAAGCTAACAAATTAGATAAAGAAACAAGAACTTTTAAAGAACCTAAAGATGATCCTAAGAATTTAGAATCAATAGATAAAATTTTAACAAGTGTAATAAATAAAGAAATTGAAAGAGACTATCTTCCTCAATTAAAAATAGTAAAAGAATATATTTTTAATGAAGATATAATAAAAATTTTAAATGATGAAAGTTTAAATGATAGTAAAAAAATAGTCTCTTTGCATAAAATTTTTAGAAATACTCGCCTTAAAGAAATATTTGAAGAAGATTTTTTTAATACACATAGGGATGACGATATAGATCAATTTGTAAATATTTTAATAGATACTTCTAGTTTAATAAATATGAAATCTATTTATAGTTCTAGACCCTCTTTAAAAAGTCTACAGAATGACAGAAATTTAATGATAGTTGTATCTAGAAAAGCTGAAGATATTGCAGGAATGTCTACTGATAGAAGATGGAAATCGTGCATGGAATTGCCTGGTTATGATAAAAATAAAATGTTTGGTGGATCTTTTCATTCTCGTTTATTTTATGATATAAAACTTGGTACTTTAGTAGCTTATTTAATTAGAAAAGATGATAAAGAAATAGAAGATCCATTAGCTAGAATAGCTATTAAGCCGATGTTTAGCACAGATGATGCTATTAGTTACTCTATTATTAAAATATTAGAAAAAGAAGATTTTAAAGATATAAATAGTTTATCCGACGAAGAAAAAAGTTTAGTAGAAAAATTTAAAAATACAGAATTCGTTTTTTACTTAAGACCTGAAAAACAAGTGTATTCAGACGGTTCTTTACCAGCAAATGTATTAAATAAATTTAAAGAAGAAGTTATTAAATTTTGTCACAGCCATAATAAAAATACTGAAGGTGCTTTTGAATTAAGTGAACTTCTTTATAATGATACTGGTAATTCTATTGAATATATAGTTAAAGACGAAAAAATTAAAGAAAAATTTAAAAAATTAGCTAAAAATTTTAATAACAAATATTTAGATGAAAATGATGCGTTTGAAATTTTGTTGTCTTGGTATTTTTCTTTTGGAAAAGATATTAATAATTGGCTGTTTAAAGCAATTGAAAATAAAAAAATAGATGTATCTATTATTATGGTAAATGGAAAACTCATTACAATAGAAGCAAATAATATGAAAGATATTACTATCAAAAATGAAAATTTCTACGGCAATAATTTGAATATTACATTAGAAAATTATTGTGATAATTGCAATTTTGAAAATATTTCTAGAATTGTTGTTAAAAATGCATTTAATTCATCTTTTGATAATTGCACTCTTTCTGGCGGAAATTACAGAAATTGCCACATAACAAACTGCGAATTTATGAGAAATATATATGTGTATTCTAATAAATTTAAAGACTATATGTTCTGTAAAATTAATACTGATAAATTTTTAGAAATAGAACAAAAATCTGATACTAAAGAACATTTTAGAATTAATCTTTCTAAAGAGTTTAAAAAATAAAAAGTAAATAACTATGAATAATATATTAACAAATATTAATAAAATTCTTGATTTAGCTATAATATCTAGAAGATCACCAGAAAGAAAAGAACAATTTGCTAAATATGACATAAATAATAAACTGATAGCTAAAAGAGATCAGTTTAATTAAATTAAGGAGAATTAATTAAATGGATAATTTTGAAATGGCAAAAAAATTAGCTAAAGAAAAACAATGTATAGTTTCAGAATCTAATGAATCTTTAACAGAAGAACCTGAAAATCTAAATGTAGAAACAGAAGACATGTCTAGATTAATATCTAGTTTAATAGAAGAATTAGAAGCTGTTAATTTTTATGAACAAAGATCTATAGCTTCTGAAGATGAAAGTATTATTAATTTAATGATTCACAATAGAGATGAAGAAATTGAACACGCTGCTATGATTATAGAAGAAATTAGAAAGAGAAATGAAGTCTGGAATAAATCTTTAAAAGAATTTCTATTTAAAGATAATTCTGAAGTAGTTGAAGTAGAAGAAGAAAAAACATTTACAGATTAAACATTTTATGTTATAATATAAAAAATTATAAGAGGATTGTGATAAATGATGGAAGATAATGATAGAATTGAAAATTTTATTACTGACAATATTTTAGATGACTGTGACGTTGTAGAAAATATTTTAGGAATTAATAGTTTAAAACCATGGCAAAGAAAGTTAATTGAAGTATTTTTTAATGAAAGGTTTATTGTAGTTAATAAAACACAACATGTTAATTCTAAAAGTTTTATTTCTAAATTAGCATTTTCTTTATTTGTAAAAGAAGAAAATTTTAAAATTTTAATACTAGTAGATAGTTTAAAGTCTTTAAGAACATTTTATGATTTAATCTTTGAAACTTTTAGAACTTATAATTATAATATGAATTATTTTAATTCTTACGGCATAGATTATCACGATAAAAATTTCATTTTAGAAATAAAAAATAAAGATAGCAATGATACGAATGAAATTGAAGTCACAGTCGATCCTAAAAAATGTTTAAATAAAAATTACGATTTATTAATTATTGATGACGCAGCATATATAGAAGATATTAAAAATAAATATGATTATTTAGTACCTAATCATATAAATTATGATAATGTATTTAAACCGTATGGTATTGTAATTTGCAGTGAAATGAATAATTTTTCTGATGACCTTAGAAAAGGCGTAATGGGAAATTGGTTTAGTTCATGTTGGAATGACGCTATTAATTTTTGTAATGATTTTATTCCAATTTATGTAGCTAAAGATAACGATAAAGAAATAGAAAACGAAGATTATTTTCTATTTAGGGAGGATGATTATTTAGATTGAAAAAAATATTAACAATAATTATAATTAGCTTTTTACTATTATTTAGTCTTGTTATTTCTGCAGATTCTAAAGAAAAACCAGCTTCTTATGATCTAAAAAATGGTTATATTGCAGTAAGAAGTGATGTATTTAATAAATTAGTTGAAAATGATAAACTTTTAGAAATTTATAAAGAAGAAGCTAAATACTATAAAGAATCTTTATCTGAGCTAAAAGAATTGCAGTCTGAAAGGTTTACGATACAAGATCAAAGAATATTTGTTTTAAAAGAAACAGTAGCAGTAAAAGATGATATAATAGCATTAAAAGACAAAAATGCAGAAAATTATAAATCTTTATATGATATTAAATCTGCTGAAGTTAGAACTTTAAAAAGAAAAACTTTATTAGATAAACTTCTTGTGTTAGGAATTGGCGCTTATGGTATTTCTCAAATAGATGATACAGGTGGTCAAGTAGCAGTTGGTGCAGCTACTTTATCATTTATTTTGAAATGAAATTATTAAAAAAGTTAAAAAGATCGATAGGTTTATCGATCTTTTTTTAATTTAAATTATTCTAATTTTTAAAGTATTATCTGTCCTATAAATTCCGCCGATTGGAACTCCTCCAGCTTCAGCTGCGGCATCGTCGGCATATTCATTTATTACAAAAACTATAGGTGAAGTAGCAAATAACCCTCCCCATTTTTTGTCAGATCTGCCTAATGAACCTTCGCCATCTTCTCTTGGTACTATTCTTCTTGTTGCCATAATTTAACACCTTCCTCTTTTTAATTAATTTATATAGTATTTACTTTTTAAGTTGTTTGTGATATAATTATTAATAATAAATTTTTATTTATTGCTATTTTATTGTATGGGGGAATTATATGTGTCAAAATTAAATAAAAAAATTAAAAAACCAAATTATTTTTCTGAAAAAGATATTGTAAATTTAGTAAGTGATTATAAAATAAATAAAAATAATATTACTTTTCAAAAAATGTCAAAACCAATAGAACAAATGATTGAAGGTATGATTAATAAAGAATTTTATTTTAACGATATTGTTAAAAATAATAAATCAGATATTAAATCAGAATGTTTTGTTGAAATATTAAAATCATTAGAAAATTACGATCCTGAAAGGGGTCGTGTATTTGCATATTTAAATAGAATAGTAAAAAATACAATATTGCGCTGTTATAATAAAAATAAAAAAATAAATAATAAAGAAATGACATATACTAATTTTTCAAAGAATCAAAATGAAGAAATTGACGATGATATTGTATTAAACTTAGGAAGCTATGATTATCATAATGAAGAAACATTTTCAGAACAAGAAACTATTCAATCGATTGGTTCAAAAAAGTCTTTATCTTCTCAAGAATCATATTATGTTATTTATCATTATATTAAACAATTGAAAGACAATATTATAATTTATATTAATGATTCAGAATTAAGAGAGAAATTACTTGAAGATATTAAATCAGATGCAAATGTAGTTTTTGATTTTTCTAAATATTCTCAAACAAATTTATTGACAGATAAATTAGTTTTTTCCAGAATACTATCATATTTAAATATAACTTTGTCTAAATTAATAAAATGGATAGAAAAAAATCATTTAAAATGTCTTTCTATAGAACCAATTTCATTTAATGCTAGGATTCAACAAAGAACTATTAATACGATTAAAAACTATGTTAATGAATTTATTTCTCATAGCAAATTAACTAGTTACTATTCTATTGAAGATATGATACAATTAATAAGATATATCATGGATAGAAATATAAAATACGACATAGTAGCGGGTGATATTGTTGTTGCAGAAGTACAACTTGATTAATAGAAATAAGACTAATATAAATATAAAAACAATTAATACTGCAATAGATATTTATAATTCGAATTTATATAAATTTACAAATAGTCCTATAGGAAGAATACCAAAAATAAAAGAAGATTTTAATAAAATTTCTTCAAAAAAATTTATGTCATTAGAAGAATATTTAAATAGTATTCCATTATGGAATCAAATAGATAAATTTTTAAAAGATTTACCAAATGATATTAAAATATATGATTATATTAACATGTTTTTTAAAAACTGGAATGACATTGCAACTAGATTAAATTTAACAAAATATAAAAAACCTATTGCTAGAATAATTTTTTCTAGTAAAATGATATATTTATATTCTAAATATAAAGAAAAAGATGAAAAAGTTAAAGTTTTAAATAAACACTTAAATGCTAAAAAAGATGATAATTTTTATCGATTAACACCATCATTACAAAGTAATGTTAATAGCTTATTTAAGTTAAAAAAATTAAATCCAGATTTAAAATATAAAGAAATAATTTCATTATTTATTGGTGAATTTGAAGAAGAATTTATTGATAAAGTTAATGCTTTAAAAGAAGAAGATATTAATATTGATATGCTTTCAGAATTATTTAGTTAAAAGATAGAGGAGTGTGCTTTTAATTGGCTGAAACATTTGGCTGGCAGCCAGATACTTTTTCGTTTTCACCAGAATTCCAAAAACAAATTGTTACAGCTATGATACAAGAGCCAAAAATTTTTGAAAAACTTGGTTTACTAACAGATCCAGCTTTTTTTGAAATTAGAGATTTAAGTATTATATTTAAAGGTTTACAAAGTTTTTATGAAGAATATAGAGGAATGCCCACTAAAGAAGCATTAGGAGATTTTTTACAAAAAACATACACAAATGAAAGCATATTTGAAAACATTAATGAATTATATGAAAAAAGAAATATTGCTTCATCAACATTGCAATATATTGAAGAAAATGTAAGAAATTTCATATCTTGTCAAGCTATTAAAAAAGCTGTTTATGAATCTTTAGATGATTTAGGTGATATTGCAAAACATCAAAACGTTAAAGATAGGATAGAAAAAGCTTTAACAATTGGCGCTTCATTGGATGATTTAGGTATGGATGTTTATGATGATGACGAAATACTTGATAGATGGATTAAAAGAAAAGAACAAAGTGACGTTAAAAGAATAGATTCTGGTTGGACTTGGTTTAATGAAGTTTTTGGTGGTTATGGAGAAGGTGAATTATTCACTTTCATGGGACCAGCTCATAGTGGTAAATCTATGTATTTAGTTAATGTTGGTGCTAATTGTTTACTACAAAAACTTAATGTTCTTCACATAACATTAGAAATGTCAGAAGAAATAACTGCTCAAAGATATGATATGAGATTACTTGGATTAAATAAAACAGATTTAAAAACTACTAAAGCAAATTCTAAACTTAAAGAATTGTTAGAACAAAGATTAGGTAGATTAATAATTAAACGTTATCCATCTGGAGTTGCAACTGCAGCAGATATTAGCACATTTATTAGAAGGATTGAAACTACTAAAGGATTTAAACCTGATATATTAATTATTGATTATGCTGATATTATGAGATCAACTCAAAAATATAATGATAGAAGATTTGAGTTAGATTCTATTTATCAGCAAATTAGAAATATTGGAATAGAATTTAAAATACCAGTTGTTACAGCCACTCAACTTAATAGATCATCATTATCTAAACTTGAGTCTGGTGGAATATTAACAGAAGAATATATAGCAGAATCGTATGGAATAGCAAGAATTGTAGATTGCGGTGTTACTATAAATGCTACGCCAGCTGAAAACGCAAATAATACAAGTGTTCTTTATGTTTTTAAAAATAGATCAGGAGAAACTGGAGAACAACATAGAATGTTTGTTGATTTTACAAAAGCGTTGGTAAGAGAATGGACAGCAGATAGCACAACAATTAAGAAAGCTATTTCAAAAAAGAAGACAGTTTAGACAATTTACAATTTCTCAATTTTGTGTTATAATATATCTATAGAATTAATCTAGGAGGTTGATTATATGTCTATTGAAAAATATGCTATGGCAGCAAAAAAGAAGAAAGAAGACAAGAAAAAGAAGAATGAGAAAGAAGCAAAAATTCTAAAAGAAAAATATTTTTCAAATAAGACAGAAGATAATTCTGAAGTTCCAACAGTGACAGCTGAAGCTAAAAAAAGAGGAAGAAAAAAGAAGACTGTAGAAGTTGAAACTGATGGAATGCACTCTCCTAGAAAAAGAGCCCCAAGAGGAAGTAAACCTAAAAAAAAGTATTTTGAAGATTACGGTTTTCAATATGTAGCTAGTAAAATTATTTTTAGAATAATGAATGAAGATGGAACATATGAAGATGTTTATAAAGAATTTGAAATTGATGTTACATTTAATGCTTATGGTAAAGTTAATTCAGTTATGATTTTTCAAGAAAAAAAATACAAAATTACTGAAGTAATTACAACTGAAAGCTATTTAACTTTTGTCATTGAACCTTATTTTGAAAAAGTAGATTAAATTTAGAAGGGAATGTTTTATGAGTGTTTAAATCAGGAGATATAGTATTTTTATCTAATATAGAAACGAGTCATACAATAGAAGTAATAGTAGAAGTTAAAGATTTTAAAGATAATGAAATTATTTCAGAAAAATTTTTAACGATACATAAAATTTATCAAGGTAATGGTGAACTTGGTTATCAAGGTTTGCCAGATGGTGGTTTAATTTCTAATAAATCAGTTCTATCTAATGCATCTATAGGAGAAATTCATTTTAATTTGAATAGATTTGATATGTATGGATTAGTAAAGAATACTGAAATTCTAGATCAATTTAAAAAGACAACATCTTCAATTATTCAGCCTAATGGCATTAATCCACCAAAGAAAGGTCTTATAGCGTGATTTTAACACGATTAAAACATGAAAAAGGGGAATTTATAGAAATACCATATAATTCAACAGCAAAAGAGAAAAAATGGTGTGAAATATATTTAGAATGCGCTAAAGTTATATCTATGGGAAGTCATTGCGTTTCTAAAAAAGTTGCAGCTTTAATAGTAAAAAATAACAGAATTATTTCAACTGGCATTAATGGAACTGCAGTAGGTCTACAAAATTGTGACGAAGTTTTTGATGAAAATCATTTTGAAAGAGAAAAACATCATGAGTGGTCTAGAATAAATGAATTACACGCTGAAGCAAATGCAATTGCTTCAGCTGCATCAGAAGGAATTAATGTTAAAGACGGAGTAATGTATGTAACACTTTCACCATGCACTGATTGTTGTAAATTAATTTCTGCAGCTAAATTATCTGCTATTTGTTTTGAAGAATTATATGATTTAGACACTGATGGTTTAAAAGCATTAATAAATGCAGGTATAGAAATTATTAAAGTAAAAAGGAGATAAAAATAAAATATGCCAAAAAAAGAATTAGATTTGTCATTTTTAATTCAACCTGTAGAAGAATTTGAATTGCCTTCTAGAGGTTTGCATTATGAAGATTCTATATTAAAGAAAGGTAAACTTCATTGTAGACCTTGGGTATCAACAGATGAAAAGCTAATTGATAAGTTTAATAGAGGAAATTTCTATGATATTCTTAAAAGATTAGTTAAAAATGTTTTAGAAGAAAAAATAGATGTTGATGAATTAACTACTGGAGATTTTTTCTATTTGCTTAATATGATTAGATCTATTAGTTATGGATCTGTTTATATGATTAAAAGAACATGTCCATCATGTGATTCTAATATTACAGTTCCTGTAGATCTTTATGATTTTCCTATTAAATTTCTAGAAGATGAATCAAAAGAACCATTTGAAGTTACATTACCAAAAAGTGGAATTATTATTAAATATAGATTACCTAGACTTAGAGATTCAATTGAAGCTACTGAGAAATCTCAATTTGAAGCTAAAAGATTAGGAGTATCAATAAGTCCTGATTCTTACAAGATGGTTAGATGCATCGAAGAAATGACTCTACCTAATAAAGAAAATACTATTTTAACACAAAAAGACGATTTTGCAGTAATGCTTCATAAAATTTGGCCTATTATTCAAGGTATTGATATTCTAAAATTCAGAAGCGAAATTGATAAGCATGATCATGGAGTAGTTGAGAATATTGAAATAAAATGCCCTGAATGCGAATCTAAATTTGAACAAGGACCGGTTCTAACTTACGAATTTTTTCGACCTAGCAGTGGAGGATCCGAACTTAATAGTTAATATGTTGTCAGTGTATAACAAAATAACTGAATGCATTGAACAAGAAATATTTGATATTTGTTATTATACTAAAGTAGGATTTTTAGATGCTTCATTAATGTCATTTTTGAATAGAAGATTTTGGTTAAAATCAATAAATAAAAAATTAGAAGTAAATAAACCAGATAATATTATTAATTCTGCGGACTTTTAAAAGTCCGCATTTTTTTTTAAAATTAAACTTAAATTATAACGTTATACAATTGTATTTTTAGGAGCTGATTAAAAATTGGCTGAAACAAATTTAATTGCAGCAATAGAAAAATTACTTAATAAAAAATTTAGCGATAAGAAAGTCTCAGCTACAGACATTATAAAAAAATATGAAAATTTAACTGGAAATAAATTTGAACTAGATGATGTGAAAGAAGAAATTTTAGATTTTGTTATTTATGCTAAAGAAAAAATAATAGAATTTACAGATAAAACTGTATATTCCGCTGAAAAATTAGAAGATTCTTTTAAAAAAATAAGTAATGTAAATTTAGATAAGTCTTTGCAAATGACATCTAATTCTTCAATTGAATTGTTAAGAACTAGTTTTAGTAAAATAAATAATATAGTTGTTTCATCTACTAAAAGTATGTTTACTTATGGAACTAATATTATAAAAGGTTTTTTTAGCGACATTTCTAAAAAAACAGATTCAATGCTATCAAATATATTTACGCCTTTAAAAAATATGTTAGCTACTGTTTTAGTACCTTTTAAAATGATAGGAACTTTTTTCTCTGGTATGAAAACATTATTTTCTACTGGCATAAAAGGATTATTTGGTGGAGATTTATTTACTAGTGAAAAAGATGAAAAAGATAATGATAGAGCTGGAATAACTAAAAAAGTTTTAGGTGAAAATTTAATTTTAAAACGAACTTCTGTTGGTATTGCAATTGCATGGTTATGGAAACAAATGAATAAAAACGGTAGTGGAGGTTTAGGAGGAGCAAATTCTAGCGATGGTATATTAGAAACTGCTAAAGATATTGCATTATTAACATCAGCTGGAGGAATAAAAGGTTTTCTAAAAAAAATTGGTTTATTTACTTTTAAAGCTGCTGGGGCTGCAGGTTTAGCTTATAGTTTATTTAATGTTGGATCTAATGTTTATGATTATTTTAATGAAACTAATCCCGAAAAAAAGCAAACTGCAGGTGAAAAAACGTTAGGTAGCGGTGCTGTGACAGCTGCTTCAATGTCATTAGCTTTAATACCTGGAGTTGGTTTACCTGCTGCTATGATAGTTTCAGGTATAGCCAACGCTTTAATGACTCCTGAAATGGAAGAAAAAATAGGAGAATCTATTCTTTATGTTTATAATGGTGCTATTGATTTAGCTAAAAGAGCTTGGGAAGCTATACCAACATGGGAAGAATTTAAAACTTCTATTTATGAAGGTTATGATAAATATATTGGTAAACCATTAGGAGATTTAGGAACTAATATATCTAACTGGTTATCAGGTATAAGAAATAAAATAAGCACTTGGTGGGATGGCGCTGTTAAATGGTGGGATAGTTTATGGGAAGAATTTAAAACTTCTATTTATGAAGGTTATGATAAATATATTGGTAAACCATTAGGAGATTTAGGAACTAATATATCTAACTGGTTATCAGGTATAAGAAATAAAATAAGCACTTGGTGGGATGGCGCTGTTAAATGGTGGGATAGTTTATGGGAAGATTCTAAAACTATAGAGCAAAAAAAGAATGATCATTTAGAAGATTTAGAAACTGCTTTTGATCCTTATAATTTGAGCAAAAACAATCAAAAAATTTCTGAAGAAATTGCATTAAAAGAAAAAAACGCATTAGAATTAGGAAATGCTGTATTAAAAAAAGAACTTGAAATAACAAAACAAACAGCTTCTAATATGGAAGAAAAAAATCAAATAGATAAGAATATTAATGAATCTGTAGTTAAATTTTCAGAAACTGCAGAAAATTTAAATAAACCATTAAAAGATTTTACTGAAGAAATTAAAAGAAATACTGAATTATCAGCTACTAGTAGTTTTTTTAATAATGTTTCAAAAGCTTTATCGGGTTCTGGTGGAAGAGTTGGCAGCTCAGGTAGCGGAGGAACATATACTGGTAGCTATTCTACTCCATTAATATCGGCTACTGGTAGTATTATGTTTACGCAAGGAAGATTAAAAGGTAAAAAATTTGATAATTTTGAAGATGCATTAGCTACTTTAATTTCAAGAAGCGAAGGCGGATTTTCATCTGTTAATAGAAATGATTCTGATTCTGGAGTATCTTTAGGTTTTGGACAATGGAATAGTGAAAGAGCTAGAGATTTATTATTAAGAATGCAAAAACAAGATCCTAATAGTTTTAATTCTATGATGGGTGAAAGACTTGTTAAAGCATTGGAAGATCCTTCTAGATGGGCAACTGGTAAGGGAACACATAAATACGCGTTTTCTATAGATGAACAGCGCGCTTTTGCAAAATTAGCTTCTAGAGGAGATATGCAACAAGTACAAGTTGAAAAAATGAGACAAGATATGAAAACATATTTTGCAGAAACTGATAAACTAAAAATTACTGATATGAGAGCTAAAATGTTTTTTGCAGATTTAAGACATCAATATGGTTTAGGAGGAGCTAAAAAACTTATTGGCGACTCTAGAACATTAGAAGATATGTATGAAAGAGTAAAAAATACTCAGTATAGTAAAAGAAGAGGAGAGGTATATAGAGATTTATTAAGTTTACAAGAATTAGAGAAAAAAACTAAAGAGGTCGAAGTAAAAGCGCATAAAGTAGAACCTGTTAATATTCAAAATAAAGAAGCAGAAGAACGAGGTAAAACATATAAAACTTTAGCAGAAGCTGTTTCTAAATTACAAATTTCTTTTGATAAAAGCGCCAAAAAAGATGATGCTAATATTACAAAAATACAAACAACAGATAATTCTACCGTTATTAGCAATTCATCTCAAGATGATTCAGATAGAATACCAAATCAAATTATGAGTTATGTTTTTGGCGTTAATGCTGGTGGAAATGATACTTTAAATATATTAGGTTCTGAATAGGAGTTTATCTTTTATGTCAAATTTTGGTTCTTCAGAAAAAAGTTTTATTTCACAAATTAATGAAGCTAAAAAAATGTCTAAGACATCTAATGCAAATGGAGTTTCTTCTGTTCGTTCAGTTGGTCCTAGTAAAGGCGCTTCATCAGATGGTTCTGGATCATTGAGTTCTATGTTGCATGGAGATGCTAGTTTTGATGCTTTCGAACTTTGTGATTTATCATTTGATTATAGTAAAGGCAGTCCTTATTTTACTCCCATATATATTGAACCTGCATCTGTTTTAAGTGAAGGATCTGAAGATAGCTTAGCAGGATTAAAAATTAAACTTCCATTAAATCCTCAAAAAATTACAGATTCTGTTAGTGTTTCATTTAGCAGAAGAATTGATAATATTGCGGGATCTAATGTATTAATTGGTTTTATGAATAAAACTGATGAATTTCTTAAAGGTTTTAATAGCACTAAAAATAAAACATTTTTATCAGCAGATTTACAAAATATGCTTATGTTTAATTATGATGCTAGATCATTAAGAAAAGAAATACAAGTTCCATATATTATACCAATAAGTCATAATGTAAAAGTAAATGAAATAAGAAAAGGTTTGAATGTTTTACAAGGCTTAGTCTATCCAAGATTTGGTGGATTAACATATCCTCCTTATGTTTCTATAACAATTGGTGGCATATATGTTAGATTAAAAGGTTTTATTTCTCAAGTTTCTGTAGAATTTGATGAAACTATTACTAATATTAGTGGCACTCAATTTCCATTAATAATAACTGGAACTATACATTTTGTTTGCATGCAACCATTTACTTGGAGTAGTTTAAATATTGCTGGAGTAGAAATGACTAATGAGCAATTTGTTCTTATGGATAAAACTTTATTATTTGGCGCTGATCTTGAAAATGAAGCAAAATATTATCCTCCAATAAATACTAGAGCAGTTAGTAATTATTCTCCATTTAAACAAAAATTAATTAAAAATTATAAACTTACAGATTTTCAATTGTCAAATGAAAATTTAAATAATATTTCTAATAGCGTAAAATTAAACAAAATTATTAGTTTATATGATATACAACCTATAACTGATTATTTTACAAAACAAAATGATCTTATCAGCAATTTAGACACAAGTTTTATGAATGAAGAAATATTTAGAAACACTAATTTTAATACTTTAATTGATCAATCTTCTGTAGATACTATAAAAAAATTTGTAGATGTACAAGATAAAATAAATTATGAATTAACACAGATAGGCGCTTTAAACAGTTTAGGTATTAATTTAAATACTTCTTCATTTAAAAAATCTTTAGATAATTTAACAAATTCGTTTAGTAGTATATCTAATCCTGCTATTTTTTCCAATGTTATGAATACAATGCAAAATAAAAATATCATTGGAAATATTAATAATTTAACAAACGCGGTAAATACTACTATTTTAACTGATATTACAAAATCTACAAATAACATATTTAATTCTTTAAAAAATAATATTAATATTATTTCAAATATTGATGATTTAGATCGATTAGATGTTAGCAATATATTTGAATACGCTTTAAATTATGATGGATTTACAAAGCAATTAGAAGCAATTTCTTTAGATTCTTATAATTTAGATAAAAATTATATTATTAACGCAATTTATTCTAATTCATTATCTGATATAATTAGAATAACTAATACTTTAAGATTAATTGAAAGTTTACTTAAAAATATTCTTATTATTTATGAAGATTCTAATAAAAATATTGCAATAGAAACAATGTGTAAAATACAAACAATAACGAATACATTGTTAATTGGAAATATTATTAGTATTTTAACAGAAATGCAAAAAACGACAACTACAACATTTAATGAATTTTGTAATATTGAATATACTAATAATAATATAAATTATTCTATAAAAGAACAAGCCGAATTAGCGTATAATGAATTATCAGTTTTAATGCCTTATAATATGAATAGAAGCGTTTCAGCAACACATACAGCGTTAACAAATTTATTAAGTAGAATTATTTTCTAAATAAGAGGAATTATAAATGTATACAACAGTTTCTTTAATTATTAATATTGATGGACCTTCAGATGCTAAATGGTCAATTAAATATTTTAATCAAAATAGAATTTTAATTGCTGATAATTTAGTTTCAGGTCAGCAAGTAGACGATTTAAGCGTGCATAGTTGTTATATGTTATATTTTACTGATGAAGAAAATTATAAAAATCCAGGACCTTTAATTATAGAATTAGATTCAGAAGTATTAGTTAATACGCTTACATATGTTTATGAAAAAATAACTTTAGAAAATGACAGCAAATATAAATATTCTAGCACGTTAAAAACTAAAAAAATTGAAAAACCAGTAGTCACATTGAATCAAGTAAATCTAGATTTGACAGTTAAAACAAAAGAATATTATAAAAAATTAAAACAAACTGCTTTTTTAAGCAGGCATCATTTTGAAAGCAATTCGCAATATTATAATATAACTTCTTCTGGAAAGGTGCATTTATTTTTAAAAAATTTTAGAGATATTAATGAAAAAATAAAATATATGAGAAATATTAATTATTATACAGTTCCAGAAAATGAAGTAAATAGATTAGATTTAATATCATGGTATTTTTATAGAACTCCTGAATTAATGTGGGTTATTATGTCTATTAATAATATAACTGATCCTTTTAATGTTCCAGCTGGAACAGTTTTAAAAATTCTCCCAAGAGATTTTATAGAAATAGAGCTATTAAGAAAAGAAGAGGTCGTTTAATTGAATAAATATTTTAAAGATTATTCATTGTATACTAAATTAAGTTGGTATACAAATGAAAATATTCAATTATTAAATTTTTCATATACTTTAAGTCAATATTTACCATCTATATACGCGACTATCGATATTGTATTAACACCTAAAGAGTTTTTAAAATTTAAAAAAATAGATTCATTAGAAATTTCAGATAGAGAATTAGAAGTTTGGTTTATACCAGAATTAAGAATTGATTATGAAAAGACGTCTTATTTTAGCGGACCTTATAAATTAATAGCTTTAACGTATGAAGTAAATGATATAGCAAAATATTTTAAAGCTTTATCTTCAAAAGAAGTTGAAACCAATAAACATATTACATTATATTGTGTTGATAAAATATTTTATAAAATGACATTAATAAAGAAATATAAATCATTTAAAAATATGTTAGCATCAGATGTTGTTTCAAAAATAGTTTCAGAAAATGGTGGAACTGTTAAAAAACTAGATGATACAGATTATAAATTTACGTGGCTTCAAGCACAAATGACAGACTATAAGATGATAAGATCATTATTACCATATAGTAAAACAGCAGATAATAAAACATGTTTTACATTTTATATGTTAAATAATGAAGCTTATTTTTCTTATATAGGATCAGGTAAAAAGGAACCTCATGTATTAAGCATAGATAAACAAATGCAAAATGGAAGTGTTCATTCTAATAAAGATTATAAATTATTAATAGAGAAATTTGGTTCTCAAGATAATTTAAAAATATCTAATCACGGTTTTACTAATTTTAAAACTTATTCTCCAGACCCGATTAGTTCATTAGCTTATGAAGGTTCTAATAATGATTTTAAACAGCATTCTAGTGAAGGCGCTATGTATTTAATGAATTCAATAGAAGATGAACATTTAATGAAAAATTACACTACTAATTTAAGACATAGAATACATACATTTTCTAGAACGTTAACAGTAAATTCAATTGCAGTACCAGATATTACGCCTTTAGATTATATAAAAATAGATCATACTATTAAAGATAAAACTGGTCCATTTGAAAATATTTTTTATATAGCATCAGTTTCTTATCATTATCCTGGAACTTCTGGAAGCTTAAATGTTTTACCAACAATGAAATTATATTTATTATCAGAAACTGATTCATTTTCTAATAGATCACCGGAGGGAGCACCTATTTAAATGGGATTAGGAACGTCTGGAATGTTTATAGGTATTTGTGAAGATAATAAAGATCCATTAAAATTGGGAAGAATAAAAGTTAGAGTTCCTATTATTTATGGAAATATTCCTACTGAAGATATACCATGGTGCGAACCAAGTTTTCCTTATACATTTCATGATCAAGGAATATTTTTCATTCCTGAAGTGGGAGCTTTTGTATCAATATGGTTTTTAAATGGCAGCAAATATAAACCTATTTGGGTTGGCGGAATACATAGAGAAGAAGATAATATAGTTCCTCAATTAATAAAAGAAAATTACCCTGATAGAAAAATAATAAAAACTAAAGTTGGTTATATTGTTTTTGACGATAAAGATTCTTTTATTACAATAAAACATAAATCTGGATCAGAGCTTATTTTTAGTGATGATGGAGATATTACAATTCATGCTGCTAGAGATATAAATCTTATTTCTGATAGAAATATTCATGAAAACACAAAACAGTTTTCTGTTACACCAATACTAGTTTATAAAAAAAATGAAGAGTGATAATAATGCCAGCAGCTACTAGAATAAGTGATAATACTATAGGTATATGCGATTTAGGATTAGATTGTTGTCCTCATTCAAGATCTGGTACTAATGAAACTGGTAGTCCTAATGTTTTTATTAATAATTTAAAAAGTCATAGATTAACTGATACTGGTCCAACAAATTGCCCTCATTCAGGAACATTTGAATCAGTAGAAGGAAGTCCTAATGTTTTTGTTAATGGATTACCAAAAACACGTATTACAGATACTACAGTTTGCATGGATTGCGGACAATCTGGAAATCATGTTTCTGGTTCACCTAATGTTTTTGTTAATGGCTTTTAAAAGGAGAATTTATAAATTAAATGAGTTATCCTTATAAGTATACTTATCCCGAAAATAATGGAGCAATTGGATACGCAGGACCAATGCCAATTGAAGTTAAACAAAACACATTTGCTAATGGTTTAGTTGATGCTCCAGATGGAAAAGCTCTTATTAGATCAGCAATACAAAGATTATTATTAACAAATAATGGTGAAAGAGTAATGCAACCAGAATTTGGAACTAAATTAAGAGCTATGTTATTTGAACCTTTAGATGAACAACTTTTATTAGATATAAAAGAAATTTTAGGTGTTAAACTTGAAAAGCATGAACCAAGAATTCGTTTATTAGATGTAGATTTTGATCCTGACTATGATAATCATACTATTACAATTTCTTTATCTTATGAATATTTACAAAATGGTGAACAAGATATTCTATCATTTCTACTAAAATGATTGGAGATTAAATAATGGCAATACAATTAAAAGATATTGAAAAATTACCTATAGATTTTGAAGAAATAATGGAAGTTCTTAAACAAAGAATACAAGCAAAACTTCCAAATAGATGGACAGATTTTTTGCAATCAAATTTTGGAATAGAATTATTAGAGGCGGTTGCTTATGAAGCAATGCTTTTAAATTATTATATTAATATTAATATTAATGAAGCGTTTATGCCTACTGCTAAAACTGATTTTGCTGTTAGAAATTTAGCAAGAACTATAGGCTATAAACCTAAAAGAGCTTCTCAATCAGTTGTTCCAGTTATACTTTATCTAGATTCTCCAAGAAAATACGATGTATTTATTTCAAAGTATACAAAATTATCTACTGAAAATGGTATTAAATTTTACACAACAGAAGACAGCATGATTGTAGCAACTGAAAAAGAAATTGAAGTAAATTGTAAATCTGGAATATTAACTACAGATGTTATTGTTTCAAATGGTATAGCAAAACATCGTTATAAATTAAGAAAAAATAATGTTATACTTATTGAATCAGTAAAAACTGAAAATTTTGAATACGAATATAAAGATTTTATTGACACACAAAGTAAAGAACCATTTTATACAATAGAATATGATTCAGATGATAATGCATATATTATATTTGGAGATAATATTTATGGAATAAATCCTCCAGAAGGAGAAACTATTACAGTTTTATATGTTGTAAATAATAATTCTATAGAAAATAGTAATGTTCAACCAAATACTATTACATTAGTAGATTCTGTTATATATGATAGTAATAATGAAATAGTTTCTGATATTCATGCTTATAATGATATTGCTGCAAGCGGAGGTTCGAGCAATGAGAGTTTGGAAGAAATTAAACGTAATGCTCCTAGTATTTATAGAACACAGCAAAGAGCAGTTACTAGACAAGATTATAAAGATTTAATATTATCGCTTCCTCAAATAGAAAAAGTTTCTGTTATAGATACTTATAATATGGAAGAAGTGGGAATATTTGGTGTTAAAATTTGTCCTATACAAACTAATGGAGGATATTTAAATAGATTATTAAAAGATGAAATACAAAAATATCTTGAAGATCGAAAAATTATTTCAACAAGAATTGATATAATAGATCCATCTTATATAACATTTGATGTTAATATCTTATTACAAGCTAGTCCAACTGCTAATATTAATATATTAAATAATAATATTAAAAAAGAAATAACTAATTATTTATCATGGAAAAATAGAGATTTTGGTGAAGAAATTAGCAAAGCTGAAATACAAAGAAGAATTTCTTCATTGAGTGATGTATTACAGGTTTATAGAGTAGATATGCAAGAAAATAGAAGAATTTATATTACAAAAGTTTTATTTGAAAATGGTTCAAATGAAACAAATAAAATTGTTTTTAATGATTCAATTAACATACTAAGAGTTGGTTCAAAAATTGCTATAGCTGATATTAACGATGTTGTACAAGTAACAGCTGTAATAACTAAAATGAATGACGACGGTTCTTTTTCTTTAAATGCTAATATAACAAAAGATATGAGAATAATAAATGGATGCAGCATTTATCCTTTGCAAAAAGTTTTTACTGATCATAAATTTGGAACAAAAGAAATACAACTTCGACATGAATATGTGTATGAAGATGAACAATTTTTCTTAGAATTAAAAGAAGAATATGAGCAATTACTAAATAATATGTCACATTGCGTTATACACTTTGAAAATAGTCCAGAAGAAAGATATACTGTATTGTATAGAACAGGAGATAAAATATATTTAGATAGACCGTTATCTAAAAATGTAAATGATAAAGAATTAGTTTATATTTTATACAAATATAATATACCATCGTTAAGTGCTGTTGCTTTAACTGGAACTAATAGATTAAAATTTAAAAATTATCCAAGATTTGGAAGAAATACTATTTTAAGATATTACGAATTTGAACAATTTGAAAATGTATTATTTCAAATGATTAAATCTAATTCAAATTATGATTATTTAGATTTATATTATGATACTACTGGTTTAAATTCAATTGCAAAAATTTATTTAACAGATTCTAATGTATTTATTGAAAATATAGATTATGAATTAGAAAATAATATGAAAGTAATTAAATGGACAGAAGTTGGAAAATTAAAAATAAATCCGGGAACACGTTTTTATGTAGATGCAACTAGAAAAATTATAAAACAGTCTGATCAAACTTTTACAGTTACAAAAATTGATGGGAAATACGTTCATGTGACCCCTACAGTTGAAAAAACACTATATGAAGATAGTACATTTAATTATGAAACAGAAACATATAATTTAATGCCTAATGAAATTTCAGATGTAGGAAACATTACAATAAATATTGTTTAATGGAGTTTTGAGATTAATGTCATTTTTATATAGCATACTTCCAGAATATACTAAAAATATAGACAGTTTAAAAGAATATAGTATTCATGGTGAATATCAAACATTAGAAGGTTTTACTGAAGCTATTGATGAATCTGTATTTAGTATAATTTCTTCTTCAATAAAAGAGGTTATGTCGTTTAATGATGTTTTTAATATAAGTGAGAAATACATGCCTTATTTTTCATTTTTATTAGGTTATAAATGGAATGATTATATAGATTCAAATATGCAAAGACATATTTTAGCTAATATATTAGAATTATATAAAAGAAAAGGTTCTAAATTTTCATTTCATTATTCATTGTATCCTATAGATCCAAATGTAAATATGTATGAACCGTATAGAGACATTTTCTATTTAAATAAATCAAAATTAAATTCAAGAAGCTATTTACCAAGCAAAAATTATTATTCTTATGGAATAATAGTAATTTCTATGAATAATGTTATACCAGAAATTTATGAAGTAATTGAAAGCATTAGACCTGCAGGTTGGAGATTCATAATAGAAAGAAGATTACAATCTGTCACTGATATGAATTTTAAACCTAAAGAAGAACCTAGATTAAAAACTAGTTCAGTCTTATTTACTAGAGAAAATTTAGATGACGAATATCAATATCAATTAGATAATTCTATACAATATAGTAAAGAAAAAATGATTCCTATTACTATGTATGGAAATAGAACAACAATTCCAAATAATTTATTATCATTAGAACATTTAGATTTTAATAGTATAGCTTTTCCAAATGAAAATCAAGGGTATAATACATTTTTAAGATACGGTGTAGTTCCTTCTAAAAGAAGAGCTCATTGGTATGTTTGGTTAAAACATAAATTAGATGTTTTTGCGGGAACAATTTTTACTAGATATAACGAATACAATTATACAGATCTTGTAAACTACTTTTCAAATAGAATAGAAAATGAATCAAGTTATCAAAAAATAGAATATAATAATTCAAATTTAAATGCTCATTTATTAGCAAATAGCATACATTATAGCCAAACTCTTATAGATTCATTTAGAAAGATAGATTTTAATAAAGTTTCAACGCTTTCTAGAGAAGAATTTACATTAAACGATTTTAGTTGTGGAATGCAAAAAACTTTAAACTTTTTAAAATATTTTACAATTAATTCTGTAGCACATGTATTAGCTGAGGATATAAAACAAGATAGACAAGAAAGTTATTTAGAAGGTTATACTCTTACTAGGTATTCAAGTCATCATTTTTCAAGAAAATTAAAAGAATAAAGATTTTAGGAGGCATAATATTATATGTCAATTTATGATGAGGTATCATTTTCAGTTTCACCTTATGTAGCAAGAGTTAATAAAGCAATAGAATTTTATTCTAGAAATATAGCGAATAATTTAGATTCGGGTTTAATGCTTTGTATATCTACTGGTCCCGATGAAGGGTGGCCAATGATATCTGGCGCTGAAGTGCCTCCACTTCCTTCATTGTCAGTTTCTCAGCTTATTAATCCTATTGGTTTTAAAAGATTTAGTACAATGAAATTTGTTATTTCTGATGATGCAGGAATATATTCTGTAGGTGGCGTTCTTTGGAGAGCAATTACTGGTGATACAATAGATGAATCTATTTACTATGCAAGACAATTAAAATCTAGATGGCTTTATATTGAAGCTGAATTAGAAACTGATGAACTTAATGTTGGTGATGTTTATTACAGACAGATGGGATTGTATAGTAATCTAAAAATTAGAACAGATTTAGTTCCTGATTATGCAACTAGAAAAGTATTTTTACCAACTGAAATAGCAAGAACTGGTCCTGAATATGATGGAATCTTAGAAATTTATCAAAATGTATCTCCAATGAGAAGACCGACTGATTATAGAGAAGTTTTTAGTTGGGTTATAGAATTTTAAGGGGTTGAATTTTAGTGCCTGACATTGTTCATAATTTTAATATAAGCCCGTATTATGATACAACTAAAGATGAAGTAGAAAAAGGATATTCTAGATTTTTAGCTGTAGAAGGAAGAGCTCTTCAAAATCGCGAATTAAATATCATGCAAGGTTTAGCGCATGAAAATAATAAAAGAATAAGCGATTTAATGATAGAAGACGGCTCTGTTATTTCTGGTTGTTCTTTTACTAAAAAGAAAATTGAAAAACAGTGTTTTTTAACTTCGGGCGAAATATATTTAAATGGGGATATTATTAGCACAGAATCTTATTTATGGGATTTTTCAGAAGTGCCTGAAGAATTAAGTATTGTTTATTTTGAAGTTTTTCCTACTGTTGTTGATGAAATAGAAGATCCTTCTTTATATGATCCTGCAGAAGCTTATGAAAGTCATGGGCAACCTGGTGGTCATAGATTAAAATTTTTAGCGACACCAAAAATAGCTGTTGAATCGGAATATAATTCTTTAATTATAGAAAATAAAAATACAGTTCCAGTTTGTAAAATTTATGATAGAGTTTCATACGGTCCAATTAAACCAAAACCAGTTTTTGGTAAATTATATGATTATATGGCGCAAAGAACTTATGATTCAATGGGAGATTTTTTATCTCAAGGTATGGAAGTAACAACAACTACAAATGTCTCAAACGCTAAAGAATTATATGATATTAAAATTACAGCGGGAAAATCTTATATTAGAGGTTATGAATATACCTATACAAATGATACAACAGTTTCAGTAAAAAATGCTATTGACACAAAAACAAATGCCGGAGATAGCGATATAGCGCCATTTGTTATACAATATGTATCAGGAGTTAATAAATATAGTTTAAGTGAAAATTATGTTAAACAAATAGATTCTGTAACGGCATTAGTTGAAGTTTCTTCAATATCATTGTCTTTTGACGCTATAACAAGAACAAATAATTTGCCAGCTCAATACACATCAATATATTCAATTGATGAAGTATACGATTATAGCGGTGGTGGTGGTACTAAAGTAACATATAGTTTAGTTACAGATTATTCTATAGAAAATTCAAATAGAACAATTGTTTGGAAAACAACTGGTAGCTCACCAGCTGGAACTTTTTATGTTGATATAACAATATTAAGAAATTTAACTGAAAATGATTATTATTTAGTTCTAGAAGATTCTGCCTCATATATTCAATTTTCAACATCTGGAATTAAACCAAAGGTAAATACTCCAGTTACAATTGAATTTACTTGGTTTTTATCTAGAATAGATTTAGTTTATTTAACAGTTGATGGATATATAAGAGTAAAATATGGAATATCAGCCGATAAATTAAATTTAAGAAAACCTTCTATACCAACGGGTTCTTTACCATTAGCTTATATTACAGTAATACCTAATACAAGTGTTGAATATTTTAATATTGAATCCTTTAATATTTATAGAGTACCGGTTACACAACTACAAGATATGAAAAAAACAATTTCTAATTTAGAATATAATTTTGCTATGACAGAATTGGAAAATTTAGCTCAAAGTAAACATTTAGAACAAGATAATATAACTACTTTAAGAAATATATTTTCAGATGCTATAACTACGTATTCTAAAGTCGATTTAGGAAATGTAGAATTTGATTCTACAGTTGATATTTTAAAATCTGAAGTAACATTACCTTTAAATATAGATCATATAACAGCTGATGATATACAAGTTGTAGATAGTAATGGTAATACAGTTAATATTTCTAAACCAATTTCATTAGACGTATTAGGAACTGAAATATGTGATTATCAACCTTTTGCTACACATAGCGTTGATTTAGCTCCATTTTTATTTAGAGCGATGCAGCCTAGTATTACGTGTACTCCTACTAATATAACACATATTACCGATACATATAGCACTACAATTCTTTGGCTACCAAATAGAATTGTATATTCAACTCAATATGTTGATAATTATATTACTAAAAATATAACAAATACTATTACTGCGACTAGTTTTGATTCTCGTTCTAGTAGAAATAGAACAGTGACAACGTCATCAACAACAAGCAATACAGTTTTAAATACTAGCTCTAAAACTGTATCAAGCATAATAGGAGAAGAAGTAGTTGAAACAAAAAAATTAGATTTTGTTAAAATACCTCAACCTAATATTTATTCTCCAGCGTATATAAAAATATTTGGAAAAAACTTTTTACCAAACACTGAAATTTTAATTACTTTAGATGATTTAAGCGTATTAGAACCTGTATTTGCTGATACTACATTTCAAGACACTGAATACAATTATAAAGGAGATAGAACAGTATTAAGAGATAGAGCTACTCCTCCTTCTATTACTAATCAATTAACAGATCACACTTGGGATGACGATGTAAATGAAGATATACCCAGACCTAATGTATGGAAATGGGAATATAATGCTAGTACTGGTTACTATTATATAAAACATCCTTCTTCAACAACAAATTGTTTAACTTATAGATATAGAAAAAGCGATAAGACGTGGCAATATTTATATACAGGTGATACTTGGCAAACGTTAGAAAAATCTCCATCATGGCTTAAATGGGTTTTAAGATCTCCTTGGATTAATGATTCTATTAATGAAATGACAGATGAAACAAAAAAGGGTGTAATAATAGAAACTAATACTCATGAACCTGTTACAAATATTAGTTATACTTCATCATTTGTAAAAAACAAAACAACTACTATAACTGATGGATATGGCGATTTTGAAGTTTTAGTTAAATTGCCTTCAAATGTTAAAGTTGGTAGTCATGTTATAACATGCAGATGCGCAGTAGGTTTAGATTTTGATAAAACAGTAAGATTATATAGTAAAACTAGTTTTATTGGTGATACTTATATAAGACATTGGGAAACACAAATTTATAAAAGAAAAATAGAATTATTAAACACTATAATTTATAGAGATTATATTACTACTGTTACAACTACAAGAAGAATAGAAAATATAATTGGTACTTGGCAAGATGTACGCACAGGAAATGATGATAGAGGAAATGGCGGAGGAACAGATCCAGTAGCTCAAACTTTTAGATTAAAAGAAAATATGTTTTTATCTGGAATAGATTTATATTTTATTTCTAGAGCAGCTGAAACGCGTTCTAATATTTTCTTTTATATAAAAGAAACTACTGAATCTGGAATTCCCACTGGTGATATTTTATACTATGATATAATTCCAAGAAATTCTATTAATATTGGAACTAATTATCCAGCGACGCATATAGAATTTGATTATCCAGTATATGTAGAAGCTAATAAAGAATACGCTTTTATTATAGGTTCTTCTACAAACGGTTATAGAATTCTTTATGCTAAAATAGGAAATAAAGATCTTATTACTAATCAACAAGTTCTTTACAACGCTAATTTAACAGGCGTAATGTTAGAATCTTCAAATAGTTATACATGGTCACCAGTTCAAGATGCTGATATAAAATATATTTTGTACAGAACTAGATTTAATACAAATGATAAAAGCTATTTTATTTTAAATGCTAATCAAAATGGAGTTTATGGCAATCAAAGCTTTGTTATGTGTAATACTACTATACCGTATATGACTTTAGATGACACAGAAGTAATAACAGAGTATAAAATAAATGGCACAAACGTTTTAACGTCTTCGGCAGCTTCATGGATACCATTAAATTTAGAAGAACAATATATTTTTGAACCATCAGTTGAATATTTAACACAAATGAATCATCATATAAAAGTTACTCTTACTAGCGATTCAGATAAAGTCACTCCAATAGTAAATTTTGGAAATTTTGAATCATTTTATGGTAAATACAAAAATAGCGGTTCTTATATTCAAACTCCAATTAAATTAGATGAATAGGGAGTAAAAAATGGCAATAAATACATATTTTAAAAAAGCGCGTTTAATTTGGGAAGAAAAAACTGCAGGTTTATCACCATTAAG